AATATGGTTCGCCATATGGTCCTTAATGCTTTGCGATCATATAAACAGAAGTTTGCCGATGAGTATGGCGAAATGATTATTGCTTGTGATAATAAGAATTACTGGCGTAAACAAGTGTTCCCATATTACAAAGCCAATCGCAAGAAGAATATCGAAAACTCTGAACTTAACTGGCAGTCTATTTTCGAATGCATGAATAAAATTCGTGCTGAACTCAAAGAATATTTCCCATACCGTGTTATTGATATCGAATCAGCGGAAGCCGATGACATCATTGCGACTCTTGTAGTAGAGCACAGTGAGTTTCCTGCACAGGATATTCTTATTCTATCTGGTGATAAAGACTTCATTCAGCTACATAAGTATGATAATGTTAAGCAATATGATCCTGTACGTAAAAGGTTTATTCAACACGAAATGCCAGAAGCATACCTCCAAGAACATATTCTTAAGGGCGATTCAGGCGATGGTGTACCTAACGTATTATCAAATGACAACTGTTTCGTTGTTGGTGAACGTCAGAAACCTTTGACACAGAAGAAAATGCAAACCATTATCGAGAATGGTATTGACGATAAGCTGAAGCGTAACTATATGCGTAACAAGCAGTTGATTGATCTTACTATGATTCCAGAAGAGATCAAAGAAAAAGTATTGGAATCGTATAATGCACAAAAGCCAAAAGGCAAAGAGAAGCTGATGAATTACTTCATTGCTAATCGTTTAAAGAATTTAATGGAAAACATTTCGGAGTTTTAATATGGGTACGAGAGTTGGAATAGCTGAGTTTCTTGAGAAAGTAGCAAAGCTGAAGAAGAATGAAGAAAAGGTTGCTGCACTTAAAGAAAGTGATTGCTTCGCACTACGCACAGTACTACAGGCAGCATTTGATCCACGTATCAAATTCCTATTGCCAGAAGGTGATGCGCCTTATAAGCCGAATGACCTAGTTGACCAAGAGAACGTATTCTTTGCTGAAGCACGTAAGCTAGTACATTTCGTTGAAGGTGGTAATCCTGGCCTCAAGCAACTAAAGCGTGAAGCAATGTTTATCGAACTACTAGAAACAGTAGCACCAGCTGATGCAAAGATGTTGATGGCTATTAAAGATAAGAAATCGCCGTTTAAGGGTCTCACGGCTGAAGTAGCAAAGCAGGCATTCCCAGACCTTTTTCCTCAGGAGAACAACAAGTAACATGTCCAAGAGTCGCCAAAAAAAGTTCAATGTTATCGATCGCGAATATATGGACGGTGATTATGAAACTAAGAAAACAGTAAATGATCGCCGTAAAGAGAAAAGATTTGATCGCGCTCTAAAAACTAAAAATATTGATGTGTTACTTGACATGGAAGAATACGAGGAAGAAAATGCCCACCTACAATTTCTTAAATAATGATACAGGTGATGAGTTCGAAGAGTTCATGTCTATTAGTGAACTTGATGAATATTTGTTATCTAACCCAAATATTACGCAGCTAGTTAATGGAGCCCCTGCTATAATCTCAGGCTATCATAAGAAACCAGATGCAGGTTTCCGTGATGTACTGAAGAAGATTAAACGCGAAGCAAATAGAGGTATTAAAAGATCAACTGTCAATACCTTTTAAGGGAACCAGTAACGATAACACATAAAGAGTACCAATGTCAGAAAAACGCCTAACGAGAAAAGAACGTCGTCGTAATCAGCAACAGCAAGGCGGGATAGAGGAAAATCCTCAAAAACTAAACTTTACTCTAAAAGATATACAACCATTAACTGAGAACCAACGTAAAACATTCGAAGCATATGAAGCTAATAAGAATATCCTACTTCATGGTATCGCAGGTACTGGTAAAAGTTTCATCGCTAACTACTTAGCAACTAGAGAAATACTACAACCTAATAGCAAGTACAAGAAGATTGTTATTATTCGTTCAGTAGTACCAACCCGCGACATGGGCTTTCTTCCTGGAAATAACAAAGAGAAAGCAAAGGTATACGAAGCACCTTACTATGCTATTTTCAGTGAGTTATTTGGCAGAGGAGATGCCTATGAATATCTTAAATCTAAGAATGTTGTTGATTTTATTTCCACATCTTTCATACGTGGTATTACTCTTAATGATTGTATCATTGTGGTTGACGAAATAGCTAACATGACAGGCCATGAACTTGACTCTGTTATTACTCGTATTGGTAAGAACTGTAAGATTATGATGTGTGGTGATCTAAGACAGTCAGACTTTACATTTGAGCGTGATAAGAATGGATTGCTTGACTTCATGCGTGTTCTTCAGAAGATGAAGTCCTTTGAGTTCATTGACTTTCAAAAGGAAGATATTGTGAGATCTTCTCTTGTCAAGGAATATATTATTATGAAAGACAACCTTAACGTGGTGTTATGATTACATTAAAACTATATGATAAACCTGAGTTACAGACTACAACGATAGATGGGAAGCGTCATTATTTAACTCCCGATGGCGTATTCCCATCTGTTACTACAGTTCTGAGTAATAAATTAGACAAGAGCGGATTAGATGCTTGGCGTAAGAAGGTTGGCGAAGAAGAGGCTAACAAGATATCTACTCAGGCAGCAAACAGAGGCACAGCTATACATGATATGGCTGAGAAGTATATATTAGGTGAAGACTATCGTAAAGGACAGATGCCAATTAATCTATTTACATTTGCGCCTATACGTGATGCATTAGATAAACATATAACAACAGTATATGGATTAGAGTATCCATTATGGTCAAAGAGTCTTAATACTGCAGGCAGAACGGATTTAATAGCCGACTTTGATGGTGTGCCGAGTATTGTTGATTTTAAAACATCCAAAAGACTTAAAGAAGAGAAGTATATCGAGAGCTATTTCCTTCAGGCTACTTGTTATGCCACAATGGCTAATGAGAGACTACTTACAGACATCAAGCAAATAGCAATTGTAATTGCTGTAGATCACGAAGAGCCACAGATATTCGTAAAGAGTACTGATGATTACTTTGATAAGATGAGAACCATATTTACCTCTTGACATTTAATTAACAATAGAGTATACTGATTATAGTGATAGGAGAACCACATTATGTTTGATAGTAACAATAAGCAACTTAACCAACAGATTGCAGAACTAAAGAGCCAAGCGAATAGTCTAGTAAAACAACTAGATTATAAGACATTAAGGATTGACCAGCTTAACCAACAGATTGATAGCTTAATAGAACAACTATACTCTAGTCATTTAAACTGTAGTGTAGTAATCGATTGGCAAAACATTAATGCAGTATCGGTAAGACGTATGGGTAAAAACATTACCAGAGTAACCTATAAGAAACCTGATGGAATAGAGTATTCATCAATGGATATAGAGTGTAATGTAGATACGCATGAAGAGTTAGCTGTTGAATTTGCAGAGCATATTGCAATCTGACCAATTCATTAGTAAATCTAATGACTGATATTACTGTATAGTGCTAGAGTATTAGGTAGGAAGTGGGGAACATGACTAAGCTACCTTATGCAGTTACTCCATTGGCCAATGAATATAAAGTGATTGGTGAGGTATTGACTCAGTTTCCATTATCTGTATATACAATGACTCAGAAGGAATTCTTTGATACTGTAATGAGATATAGTAAAGGAATGATGAATCCTAATAGAGTCAATGAGATCTATAATAACCTAATGAAAGATGCAGGATTGTTATGACTATCGATGATGTTGACTATGAAACTAAATTACTTGTTACTGAATGGGTAATGAAACATATAGTAGAACATGCAATGCAGGGTGGTAGTTACCGATATCTAATCTATGAACGTCTAGGATTTGGACTCGATGCTTATGCAACATTATGTAATCATGGTCTGACTATTAGTAATGAGTTTGATCTGTCACAATATAATGACCAATTCATTAGTAAATCTAATGACTGATAATACTAATAATAAGGATAATACAAATGAATATTCATAAGACTAATGTAAACCTATCATTCTATACTGAAGTAAATGATCGTAGTGATACTAACTGGAGTTACTCGTTTGATGCAACTGCTAAACCATTGCCTGATGTACTAGATAATATTAAAATGATGCTTGATGCAATGGGATACTATACTAAAGATATGGAACTGATGTTAGTTAGTAC